TCTCGATGGTCACAACATCGCCAACCACGAATTGCTGACGGTTGTCTGCGATATAGACACGGCCGGTAGTACCTTCGGCTGAAATGGCGTAGATTGTCTGCTCGTTGAACCACAACTTCTCTTTGAGAAGGTTCTCGGCTGATTGGCAGACTTCCTCAACTACTGCATCTGCATAGAGAGTGCCAATGCCAAGGTTGGTGCGTAGTTCAGCAACGGTGACGTATGTCGCTGGCATCTCTATCCTTTCTGTGTTTGGGTCACCCCGGGCCGAGCCTCGTACCCGGGGTGACGATCAAGATGGCTTACGCCTTGTTGAAGCGGAATGCGCCCTTTGGCTTCTTGGTAGCAAGTGCGCCATAGCCATAAAGGCCAATTTCGATCTTGCCAGAACCGACAGTCTCAGCACGGAGCTGCAGACGTGGTGACTCATACCATGTGAAGGAGTCGCGGTTCAAGACCACGATTGTCGCATCTCCATCGCCAGTCTCGGTGTAATCAACATAAATGTCGAGACCGAGAAGGTTGCCACGGAGGCTTCCAATACCGACTGAACCCATTGCGTTCTGTGGCTGGATTGCGGTAAGGATTGGTCGCTTTGCGGTGTCGTTCAATGCAATGAGATTTGCCCATTGATCAACGCCAACGATTGCGCCAGTTGCAAATGAGAAGGTGTTCTTGTAAATGTCGGATGCTGCTCGGCCAACGAAAGCAGAGAGTTCATCCCCATCCCAAGGAAGGGTCACGGTTGTTGAATCAACAGTCGCAACTGCTTGAATTGCATTCTTTGCATAGATGTTTGTTGCCTTGGCATAGGAATCAGCCATGAGTGCAACGAGTTCAGCGTAGAATGCTGGAGAAGTGCGATCGAGAACCTCGACCGAGAACTTCTGCATTCCTGCGAACTTCTTCACATCAACATCAAGGTACTCAATCTCGAGTTGTGTATCCGAGAATGCTGCGCCCTCAGCAACTTCAGCAGTTGTTGGTGCAGTCTTGACTCGCGGAATCTGGAACTTCATGCCTGCATCTGGAAGGACTCCGGATGAGATTGCATCGATGGAAGGACGTACGCCGGTGCTCTTTGGGTTGATAACCTCTTGCAGCTGACGTGTTGGCACGAGACCCGGTACATCGTTTGTGGTATCCGTGTCTGATGCTGCCTTGAGCCAGACGCGAGAATCATCTTCGCCCATAGCGGCGCGGATGGTGTGCTCGACATAAGCCTCAGGCGTTACGTTGATGCGTGGCTTTGCATAAGCCATCGCGGTTACTGTTGGACGAGAGGCCTCTACTGGAGTTTCGACTGCCTCAGGCGCAACGGTCTCAGGAGTGGTGTTCTCCACGAGTGCCTCGCTTTCATTGTTTGTTGTTGGTGCTTCCTCGGCTTCTGCCTCGGATGCTGCTACCTCTAACACCTCAGCCGACTTGAAAGCCGGATTCGATACCAGAGAAACTTCCTCTAATCGTGCTTCAATAACTTCGAGCACGTTGCCCACGCGAACTGAATCAATTACCTCAACCCCAACCGAGAGGCCAGAGCGAAGATCCTCAGATGCCTCGATAAGCGCATCATTGCCGCGTGTAGTTGCGGAAATCTTGAAGGTTGCATAAAGAGCATCGTCCTCAGCCATGATGGACTGAGCGCGGCCCAGTGGCTTGCGACCGTCATGCTCAAGCAGGAACTTGATCTTCTTCACATCGTCATACTTGACCGACCCGGCACGAAACTTGACCTTGCCTACGTTTGTCTGGCCGATTTCATCGCCAAACGGCAGAATCTTTCCGGAGATAAGGCGGCGGCCCTCGTCAGCCTGAATATCGCTAACGCTAAAGTTCAATTTCACTAGTGTCTCCGTTCGGTGATAGATCTTCCATCTCACGCGCCTGCTCAACGGTGATAAGACCAATCTGGATCATCTTTTCGATTGCGGCAAGACGTTCCATAGTGTCTGCTCGCAAGAATGTATCGTCCACGGCAAACCGGACGTAATTCTGGGAGTTTGTTATATCGTCCATGCTGAGGCGTGTCTCAATAGCCGTGATGAATGGCTGCAAAGCAAGGCTGATGAGTTGCTTGCGCTCGTCTTGGACATTGGCGTAGGTCATCGAGTTATTCTCATCAGCCGAGAGATAGTAGGCCGGGATGTTGCACAGGCGAGCAATCTGGGTCGTGAGATTCTGAATGAGATCAACATAGCCCATGTCCTTAGGGCTGAACTGGCTCGGCATGTAATCAAGTGTGCTGGTGAGATATGCGGTTGTGCCGCGCTGACGTGCAGATTTCCATTGAGCCAAGAGTGCTGCGACTTCATTCTCGCTAAGGTCTGCACCGGTATTCTTGATGATGCCGGTAGGGGTTGGTGAGACGGCTGCTTGGTATGCCGCATTTTGTACCCGGTAGGCTTGTTGGATGATTGTTGCGCCGGTATTCAAGATGCCTTCATTGAGGCTCTGGAAGGTAATCAATGATCCGATGCCGGACATTGGAACTGGCGATCCATCGACTTGGTACTGGGTGACGTAATAATTATTCACATCGCTAAGGAAAGAAACGCGAGTCGGTGCAATCCACTCAAAGCGCGCCGGACGGCCATCATCTTGATAGACCTCGGTAACGCGCCAATATGCCACGCCATAAAACAGCAACGAATCGACTGTATATGCAATCGTTACAGATCGGGGTTGCGCAACTGCCGGTTGCTCAAGCCACTTAGGGCTTCCCAGTTCCTCGCCGGTGGTCTTGCGGTAGAGATGCAAAGGGATGCTTGCAATAGTGCCAGCGATTAGATTTCTGCATCGAATGATTGGTGGCAACGACATTGCAACATCGCGCTCCACCTTTGGCAAGAATGCTGGTGTGAGATAACTGAAACCGTCAGTCATGACGGCAGGGGCATACTGAGCCTTGACCTCGCTTTGTACCTTAGGTGCTTGAATGAGGAAGCGATCCCAGAATGCCATGACCTAAAGGATACCACACAAAACGGACAATCTACGCAAATATGGCAGGTTTCGACACCGGTTTCAGTAACTGGTGTACCACCATGGCCAGACCTATCGCAGCAGATACATCCCCTGCGGATCTACGGCGCACAATGCGCCAGCCTGCATCGTTGATCTTTGCTCCGCAATTATTCATTGACGAGACCAACTCAGTCTGGCCAGAGTGGACTATTCGATTGTTCACGATAGCATCGAGCAGATCGCTACACGCTGTGTAGAAGATCTGGCCCGACATATCGACAACCTTACAACCAGATTGTTCTAGCCGAGAGGCGATACTGGCGGTTGCATACTTATCGTAACACAGCATCCGGGGTCGGTATCTATCCCACCAAGCCTTGATATCGGCAGCGACTTTGAGTTCATCAATCGCCACGTCCGACTCCCATTGCTGCATGATGCCTACGCCAATCTTGCCGTCTGGCATCAACTGGGCAGCTACAAGACTGGCTTTCTTCTTGGTCACGGCCGTATCTATGCCAAAGATGGTCAAAGCCCCGGGGTTGAGTTGAAGATCCTGCACCGTGAGATTCTCGAAAGCCATGTAAGGCCATGGGCTTGAGATGGCATCAACCCAAAGGCATAGATGCTCTGTCCGGGCATCCTCGGCCTTGGCGGTCTTGATGTATTCCTGAATGGTCTCTAGTTTGGTCGTGTAGCCAATAGCCGGGTTGGCTTGGAGGATCTGATTCACGTCATCGAGTTTGCAGAATGGCTCGGCCGAATACTCCCACCAGCCCAGCGACTTAGGTGGATAACTCAAGGCGGTCTCGCGTAGCGTGTTCAGCACATCGCTAAAGGCATCACCGGCATTGGAGCATGTAAGCAAGACACCGTTGGTGGCTGTTGTGGTCGGCCGGATTGCGGCCCAAGCCTCCCGAGTTATCTCGCGCAACTCATCCACGAAGACTAGGTGCGCTGTCTTGCCTCGGACACCGTCTCGGGTCGCAGCTGCAATCTCATACATGCTGCCATCGAGCAAGGTGACCGATTCTTGACCGTTCGCATAGCGGATTTGCTTGACCATGGCCATCAGTTCATCGTTGGCTTCGATAACTGAGACAACCTGACGGAAGGTGTCGATGGCCATGTTGCGATTGGACGAGAGACCGATCACCCGGCTCTTGCGTGGCTCGGCGAACAGTTCATAGAGGATGCGCATACGCGCTAGGTGGGTCTTGCCCTGCTGGCGAGCGATGAGGAGGCCCTGCGTGGTGATTGTGTACTCACCCTTGCGGTTGGTGACCATCATGCGCTCGCTAACGTACTTTTGCCACGGCAGCAGCGGATCTGAGTACTTGGCTACCCACTCGGCAAACTCTTTGCCCTTGCTCTTGCCATTGCGCTTAGGCGTTTCTAGCCTCGGGGTGGTCTTGCCTCTGATCTTGGCCATTCTCAACTAGCCCCCGACTGATCTGGACTGCTCTCGAGCGTAAAGGGTGAATCTGCCAATATCTTGGACTGAGTATGTCCGTTTTGCACCGGTTTGGACCGTTTTGGAGAGAGACGGTCACG